ATCTAAACGGACTCTGTGGAGCTTTTGCGCTTGACCTCTTACCTTGTACTCCCTCATCAACGAAAGCACCGTACTCTTCCATGAAGAAGCTCAAGCTAAACGAGTTCTTGAATACATCTAACTGATAACCTAGTGAGCCATACAAGTTGTTAGTATCTCGCTTACTAGATTTGCTCAGTCTACTTCTGCTTTCCTTAATTACGTTCTTGGCGAACTTGCTTAGATATTTCTGTACCTCTTGCATTAGCAGATAGTCATATCATTTTTGTACAGTACGTTAAAGCTCAAAGCCCACCCAGCTAGGTAGTTCTCAAAGCGTTCTGTAAATGGCTCAAATGTAGGTTGTCCATCTAGCTGGTATTTGTCTCCCCAGATGTCTCCTCGCCTTGCTCTTTCCATCAATCTCATTCCTACTGAAAATTGAGTATTGAGTACATCGTGTTCGTTATCGTTTCCTATAAATACGTCTTTCGTTTGTTCGTTGTTTATATCTACAATGTCTGCGAGTATAATAGAAACCGAAAAGCTAACTACTGGGCCTTGATGTAAAACGCTTCCCACCATTATATGAGAAAGAGGAAAGATAGTCTGTTTGTTTAGGTCTACTTTAAATATGTCACCCTCAGATACTGTATTAACGTTTACGTCTTCCTCTAAGGCGTTTTTAAGTAGTGTTGTTATATCGTAGAATGCTGTCATCTTTTTAGTGCTTTATTCATTAGGTTTCTTTCTAGTTGGTTTTTCTGTTTTATATAGGTTAGAAAATTAAATGCTTGGGAAGCTCTAATTTTTGTAACATCTCCGAACTTTCCAATATCTCCATCTGCGAGTGCATAGATTGAATGATACCATCCCCATTGTCTGTTAAATTGTGCTTGTTCGCTGTAATCATCTCTTTCAGCTCTTGCTTCAAATAGTTGTGCGTAGCTTTCAATAGTTCGTTTCCTAAACGATAAAAAAAAACCAGCGAACCCATCGCAATATTTAACGGCATGAATTTCATTATCTCTGCATACTCTTCTGTACCATCGTAATCCCTTACCTCGTACTTGTCTTTATAAGTGTTGACTACTGGTCTGTAAAGAACTGCCATAGCTTTGTGCATCTCTTCCCAGTCTGTGGAGTACTTATCTAAATCTACGTACTCTCCGAAAGTGATAGATTCAAGCGATGGTATAAAGCCGAAGTCTACACCCTCAAGTTTAAACCTAACTTGTATATCTTGTTCTACACTAAACAGCATATTCAAATGTTCGCTAATGTCTCTAACATCAGATAGCTTTATATTTGCCACCTCGTTGATTCTAACGCCACATAACGAGCTTACTGTACATTGTGCTAACTCATCGCCTTCAAGTCCCTTAGAAGCGCTTAAAAACGCTTGATACTGTCCTAGATTTATCTCGCTTAAATCTTCTGGTATTGTTATTGTTGCTTTCATTACTTATAAAACTAAATGTTTCTATTTTGTTATAAACCAAAAAAGCCCCCATCTCTGGAGGCTCTAAAATTAAATACATCATTAAGTAGTGTGCTGCAACCGAATCGTGTGAGGCTATTAGCTACTAGCAATCTGCGACTCGGAAATTTCTTTTACGCTCTTGGGGCTCTTGACGCCGGACTACTCCTACCGACTTTCTTACCTTAATTAATCTATCCTTTTTTATTACTGTTGATACAAATATAAGTGCTTTGTTTGTATCTACCAAATTATTAACGAACTTTTTTTAAATTATTTTTGATTTGCCCAATATGACTGAGATACAGAGCGAAAGTTTTTTTTTAGTAAATGAAGTACTTGCCTCTATTTGGTTTCTCGAGCTGGTAGGTCACAGCGTATCTGATAGCATCTAAAGCGTGGTTATGGTCGTCAATTGGTGTGTTAGATTTACGCTCAAGCCAGCAGTAGTTATTTAGCTCCTTAATTAGCTCTTGAGAATCTGGGCTTATTACTAGGTCGTAATCTTGTAGGATAGTGATTCCATGAGTTACTGAGCCTTGACCTTTCACAGCTGGGATTATGTTTAAGCCTTTTTGCTTTAGTTCTTTTATTAAACGTGGCTCTGCGCTGTCTGCTATAATTAAGCTCGTACCAGCTACCTTTTCATTCACTTGGTGTATTTGGCTTGTGGTTAAGTTTGGCTTGTATAGATGAAGCCTAAGGTATATCTTCTTACTTGCTTTGTCTACGTTCGTTTCTACTAGCGTTGTAGGGTCTACTGAGAAACCGAAATCTTGACCATAAACAGAAGTACCTACTCGCTTAAACTCTCCGACCTCCCAGTTAGAGAATATCACGCCCTCAGCTTTCGATAACCAGCCTCCTAGTATTTGATGTTTATATTTCTCTGGTCTTCTCTGTTTAATGTTCTCAACTTGATTTAGGAAGCTCTCAGATAGATTCTCTAAGTTGTCTAGGTAAGTAGTGTGTATGTATGTAGTATCGTCTTTACTTATGTTGCTTCCCTCTTGAACTCCTCTAGTCTCAAAGAACTTCTGATAGATAAAGTGTTCTTTTGTGGTTGGGTTCATTATCATTATCACTCTGTTAGCTATTCCTTTTTGACGTACTGACATATCGATAGTATCAAATACGTTCTCGTCTACAAGCTCTTCAGCTTCATCTAGTACCCAAGTTGTGACTCCTTGCAAAGACTTGAGAGAAGCTACCTGATTTCCTGAGCTGGTTTTGATACCTCTAAATAGAATCCTAGAACCAGTCCTTGTATTTATTACCTCATCCCTTGTAATGTAAAATTCAGATTCTAAACCTAGTAAACCAATCTTTTCAATGAACTCTGGTATGATAGATATACTAGCAGACCTCAAAGTATAGCGAGTGAAAAGAATCGTGTGACCAGACTCATAAGTTAGAAGTAAAAGAAGCGTATTAACAGCGAACGACTTACCAGAACCACGCCCTCCAGTTATAACGCAATACCTAGTATTATTCTCAATAGAAAGGTACTTGCTATTTATCTCCATCATTCTTGATAGACTTAATAATATCAGAAAAAGATAGGTTTGTCTTTAGGTTTGTTGTCTGTGTAATGTCTTGCTTTTCAATGTAGCCTCTTTTGCTTCCTTTTGTTTTTAGGTAGAATATAGTTGCGCTTGTGTTTCCGCTTCCAATCTGTTTGTGTAACTGGCTTTCTGCAAAGTCTAAAGCTATGTTTTGTATATCTTCAACTTCTTTTGCAAATTCCTCATCTGTTTTTAACCAATTGTAGTATTGAGTTCTCCCTATTCCTACACTTTTACAAGCTGTTGTAACTACTCCTAAAGACTTTTCTAGGGCTTCTATTACTGCTTTTTTATGTTGTTCAGTTTTGTTCATAATTAAATTCCTTTAAACGCTTTTAATGGATAGAATACTAAGCTGTTTCTGTACCCCCCTTCGTGAGTAGCTGTAATTGGTGTTACTGCATGTACATTTCTCCACGCTGGGTACACAAGTATAGAGTTATCTTTTTGCCCGATTGTTGCGTTGTAATCTGGTATATGCAAGTCTCCACCTTTTGAATTGTGTTTTTTGCATATAATAACATTGACAGAACCAACGATATTACCAGTATCCCTATGGAAAGGAGCTGATATATTGTAATTAGAAATACTACTAGTAAACATATTACCGAACTTCCAATCGCTAGAAACATCATTAAAGAGTTCCATCTGCTTATTGTATTGTTCTGGCATTATTTCCTTGATTAGCTTTTCACTTTCCTTACAGAGCATCAGCATACTTTTAATAAATGTCCTTGCCTTTTCAACTGAATGTACACTACTAATCGTAGGGTAGTAACGTTTAAACTGTGGCTTTGGTGGAACACTACCTAGTATGACAGAAAGTTGACTAGTACCAATCTTCCTAGCTTGAGCCCTAGTGAGTTTAGGATTGTCTAGTTGAGCTTTTAAAACATCGCTTCTATCTAACTTTGTTTTGGGAACGTTTGAACTATTAAATTCAGCGTTTGCTATTTCTGCTAACTTACACATCTTTTCGGGCATTTTAGACAAATAGAAACCAATTAATTCCCCATCTGAATAAAACAAAGAATCCTCTGTCACATTTGGTTCAATGTATGGACATTGTTTTCCTATTTTTGTATTATGCTCTACCTTTTCTAAGTGAATTATTTTCATATTAAAATTTCATTTTTCCTTTTCTTATTAAGCCTTACCTTATTCCCCCACTTATTTTTGAGTATTTGTATGTTTTTTTGCTCTTCTTTATCATCTCTAACATCAACAGCTCCACCCTTGTTTGAATAATGCTCGAAAGTAAATAGGTATTTCTGATACCTTATTACGTCTCCCCTCTCCTTATGCTGTAATGTAAAGTCGTAATCTTCTTTTAAAGTAAGCTGAGTATCAAACCTAATATCTGAAGGTTTCACAAATAACATATCCCCAATACAAAAAGTATTAACGCTTACCATCTTGTTAGCAAAAAAGAAGTTGTCTGTCGGTGGTATACCTAATAGTTTCACGCCTTTAACCTTATTGAACTTTTTTACAATGTCATTAATAGCGTAATCTAAATCAACTTTTTTTGGTTCTCCAAAATTTTTATTTATTACAACTTTCTTAATATCATCGGAAAGCTGAACACAAATCTTATCATTTTTAAAAGCGTGTTCTAATGCAAAATTTCTGCTATCCATTAAGCCTCCAGTTTCATATACATTTTTGCATCCATTTTTTTTATACAATTCTCCCTCTCCGTTCTTAACACAAAAAATGTAGTTTGTTTTTTGGTCTTCATTAAATGGTAGTTTGCTATACCTACCAGCCGATATTACATACACATTGTGTTTCATTGTATTTTTTCCTTTTCATTCTTTAAAAACTGCATAATCATATACCCAACGTATGCACCTCTTTCTCTCCAGAACTTAAAAATTTCCATTGCAGATTCATAATCACTAGCTTCAAAAGGGACTTGTATAGCTTTTTTTACATCGTCTGTCATTTGGTCTAGCTCATCACTTAAATCTTCATCATCTAATATTGAATAATCAACGTCAGTTTCTGGTTGCCATACGTCTAAACCCCAATCGCTCAATTCTTCTGGATGCCATTCGTTAGCTAACATATCCCAATCCCATTGACCAAAACCTACATTATCCTTAACTATGAACTGCTTCTGCTGTTCTTCCGTTAAGTCTTCTGCTTTAATTATATGTACGTTCTTCAATCCAGCTTCTTTACAAGCCTTTAACCTCATGTTTCCCCCTAAGACCACCATGTCATTATTGACAACGATAGGTCTTAACTTTAGCATCTCTGGGAACTCTTCAATAGACTTTACTAGTTTCCTAAACTTATCGTCTTTTATGATTCTAGGATTGTCTTTGTTAGCTTTTACGCTGTTTATTTTAACTTCTTTTATATCCATTTTGTCTAATTATATAACTAAAAATATACCTCTTTGTTTTACTCGTAAGTATTGTAAATATCTTTTAAGTCCTTTACACGTTGCTTAACGCAGCTTGAGCAGCTTGTAACCTCTACGCCTTTCTTCTGAAATACTCTAGCGTATATTGTCGCAAGTTCATAGTTTTGAGATTGGCTTACCATTCCGTTTGAATTTGTAAAAAAACCATGTAGAAAAGTGTACTCTGATTCTGTAAGACAAAGCGGTTGTTTTCTAAACCTCATCTTATTGAGTTTCTCTTTTCGCTCATCGCATCCGCAATCTTCCCCAGCTAGAAACTTTACAGCCTTTTTAATACCAGTAACTTCTGTTATTGCTTCTACTACATCTCCTAGTCCAGTTGGTGCGTTCTCTACGTGTTTCGCTTCTAGTTCTTCTTGAGTCTTAATAGGTTTCTTTCTAGCTGCTTTCGCTTGTTCTACTGTTAACCCTTGTTCAATCTCTTCTGGTGTTCTTCTAAATCTTTTATTTGCCATCTTTGTTCTTTTTTATTCCTTGTAAAGTTATCTCATTTGCTATTACCATGTTCAATATGTCTCGCATTGCTACAAAGTTAGGGCTTTCGCTCTTCATCTCTTCCAGTAGCATTACTGTATAAATGTCTTTCTGATTGCTTAAAAATGCTTTTATCTCTTTCATTGTGTTCGTGTTTATAGTTTATCGTAGTCTTCGTTATTAAAGTCTTCGTAGTCTTCTCCTAAACGCTCTCTAAGCTGGTTCTTACAGAAGTTTACTGTATGGAATATATTTGTTACGCTGATTCTTGTTACTGTGCTTAAAGCTCTCATAGACATTCCAGACTCAATGTACAAAGTAAATAGTTCTTTGTTGTATGGATAGCCATCTTTATCTAAGCTGTTCAGCTCCTCGTATAGCTTCTCAGTTATCTTAGTGTAGCTTCCCTCTCTTTGTTCTTTGTAGTCTTCTGATTCTATAGATTTGAACTCTGTAATATCGTAGAAGAAAAACTTACCTTTGTCTTTTAGGTAAGACTTGTACATGTTGTTTAGTACTCTCCAGATATAGGACTTGCTTACTTCTCCTTTTTCGTTTATTACTTTCTCTCCAGCGTTGTAATGGTGTAACCTTAAATACATCTCTTGTACTATGTCCTCAGCATGAGAAGTGCAGCCCATAGCTTGTAAGAATCTTAGATACTCATCGTGATGCTTTGATACTTTTTCTAGCCAGTCCATTAGTTTTTATCTTTTAAGGTTGCTGTGAAATGGTCTAGGAACTCATCTTGAGTGACTTCGTTAACCATCAATGCGCTCGGCAAGTCAGTTAAATATATTACAATGTGGTTTCCGTTCTCTTTTAGATATTCAATTATTGACTCAGCCAGTTCTACTGTATCTTTGCCGTAATCAATAATGTAAAACTTGTCCTTCATTTGGTACGCTTTGAGTTTATAGGCTGTCTGTTTAGCTGGTCGTACTCTTTAAGGATTGTAAGAATTTGATTCTTTAGGTTTATTGCTTCGATTGATTCTCTTGGATTCTGAATCTGTTTTATAAGTGCCACGTTTCCACGTGTAAACTTATGCAAGTCTTGAATAAACCCAACAGAAGTCTCTGCACTTCCGTTAGGTTTGCTCAAAATTACCATTAATATTTGTTCACTAGAAAGGTAAGTCATTTTTTGCCTCTTCTACATGTGGACTATCTGACATCTCTACCTTGTCACATCTCCAATGATTCAAACTGTTGTAGACTTTTCCATTGTACTCTTGTCCTCGAATTGTAAACTCGACCTCTACAACATCTCCAACGTTATTAAACTTAATAAAGTTGTCTACATGTTCTACATACTCAGCTTTCTTGTACATTCCGAACTTCATACGAGTAACATAGCCACTCTCTGACGTTGTGTCTACTACGTAATCTAATACAGCAGCTCCGTTGTCTAGTACTTTCTTTTCTGTAATCTCTGAAATTGTACCCTTTACTTTAAAATTTTCCATTTTTCTTTACTTTTTTTTGTTAATATATGAAACTTTTTTAATTAATTAACGTAGTGTTTAAAACTTACCACTTATTAACTTAGTGTTTTGTAGTATTCTCTAGCCATCCTTACAGCAGTTTTCATCTTCTCAATGTCTTCATCTGTTAGCATAACCTTAAACGCTTTTAATCTCTTATCTGTTGGAATCTTAGATATATCAAAGTACTCTATTACTTCTCGCTCTGTTTCCTCAGATACCTCTGCACCCTCTCCACGCTTCCAGCTTACTCTTCTCATCTCGTCAAGTATCAAGTTCTCTGGCGTTTGAACAAGACAATAGCATAGAAAGCTCTCAGTCTTACCAGTTAGCCACATGTACGCCTTGAGCTGCCATTCGTATACGCTGTTCTTTAGTTCAGTATCAAAAAATGGAAAAGTAGCAGCAGACCAGCTAGATTTTACATCTATAACGCTGTCCTCTGTCAATACGTCTGGAGTGCCTTTTATAAATTCATTCTCAAAATACTCATCGTTTTTAAAAAGAAAGTCTTTCTCTAGTAGTATGCTTGTAAGCTCGATAGAAGCTTTCTCTACTTCGTTACCTTTGTCTAAGTACTTAGAGCTTATTTCTTGCTTAATACCGAACTCACGCTCTAAATATAGCTCTGTAATGTAGCTCTTAGCTCCTTTGCTTAGTTCTGGCTCTGCATCTCTCTTGAGTAGTAACGTATCTCTTAGCTCTGCTTGTTTCTCTGTTAGCTTAATCTTAGCCAGTAACCCGTTCAAGGTTACTAGCTGCTTCTCTGTGATACTTGTTTTACTATCTGTTGCCATTATCCTTCCTAGCTGTGAGGCTCTTATTTTTAAATCTTTCATTATCCTAGTCTTTTAAGTTGCTCAGCTGTTAACTTGAAGCCGTTAATAATCTGCTCTTTTTTGATTGTACCTTTCTCGATTGCTGCAAGAGCTTTCTCGAATCTATCGCTAGGTAAAGGCTGTTTAGCTGCGTCTGTATCTACATCTGTAACAATACCGAGCATCGAGCTAAGGCTGTAACGTCTAAAGTAAGTCACACCACTACCAGCAGACTGGAAAATATTCATACGAGATGCCTCGTCTTGTGGTATATCTGTAAGGCTTTCGATAGTCTCGCCAGTTTCAACATGAAATAAAATTGTCTGTATTGAGTTACCTTGTAGTAATTGAGTAAATCCTAGACCATGCTTTTCTAAAAGCGGATTGATAACCTCAAAGATTGTAGGTAAATCTGCGTACTGGTAGTTATGACCTTTCGTAGATTTTGCGATTACTGGGCATTCTTGTTGGAATGCAGCTAGACTCTTGTAAATGCTTAGCTTTCTCTTCTCTAATTCTTCATTAAATGTGTTCATAATTTTTGTTTTTTGTTTGTAAAGTTAACGTTTATTCTTTAAAGTTTTAAGTTTTTGCTTGTATTCTTTTATAATTTCTTTCACTTGTTCTCTGCTTGGCTTAAATTCTTGATGAGCTAGTTGGTGCAAATAAAACAATCTATCCGCTCCTATTCGTTTCTCTATACCTATTTGATACTCTATGAGGTTTCCATGTCTGTGTCTATTACAAAATACACATTGTCCATGTACGTTGTCTTCGTGGAAAGTTACATTTTTGTGACCTCCAGAACTAAAATAATGACCAGCATCGAACTTACCTACTAGCAATCTATTACAGCTTATGCAAGGCTTGTCTTTGTCTCTCTCTCTTATGAAAGCGTTAAACGCCTTTTGTGCTTCCTTCATCAAATCTGAAACAGTTTTAAGCTCTTCCTTCTTTGCTTTCTTTTCCTTGCTCCACTTTTTCAATGCTTTCTTTTGTAGCTCCTCGTAATATTTGTCGTTACATGGATTCTCTATGCAGTACTTTCTATTAAATGATACTGGTCTAAATTCGTCTCCGCAGTTTTTACATTTTGGCATTATGATAAAGTTATAAATTGTGCGTATGGTCTTAATTTTTTCATGCTTCTCAAGTCTCTAGCTCTTACCTTAGAGTAGACTTTTTCTATTAAGCCTTTTATTAAATGCTTGTTTTCTATCTTAACTGGAAACTCGAAGTAATCTATTTCTATAATGTAGTATTCGTTAGCTAGTTTCTCCAGCGTTCCAATAATTTTACCATCGCTTAATATCTCGCTTTGGTAGTCTGTCAATTTGTTAAAGTAAATCATAATTTAAAAATCTTCGTTTATAAATGTACTCAAATCTGCTAAAGGTTTCTTTTGTGGCTCTGCAAATTTCTTTTTACCATCAATAAATTCGTAAAAAGCCCCTTGTTTTATATCGTATTGCAAAGAAGTTAAGCCTTGAACTCCTACTATTTTAGGCTTTGCCTTGTTTATTTTAATGTCTGTAACGCTACTTCCAAACTCTCTGTGAACAATTATAATACTTTTGCCATTGTTTGCCCACTCAGAGCCTCCTTTTAAATCGTGCATGTCTGGCATCTGTGTTTTACCATCTACCTTCTTACCGCTTTTCGGGTGTATGATTGTATGAAAGTGCAAAGCATTACGTTCTGCTAGTTCGTTTCTAAAGCTCAAAGTATCCTCTAGCCATTGGTCGTAACGTAACAAACCTATATCATGCTTCATATAGTTCCAGCTATCAATGACAGCTGAGAATATACCTAGCTCTTTTTTATTGTCTGCTGAGAACTGCCAAAACTCTTTAGGAGTTAACGCTTTTGAGTTATTGGCTTTCTTTGGGTCTAGTATTTTAAAGAACTCAAGAACAATAGGTAAATAATGGTCTAGTTCTTCTGGGGTTACTCTGTTTTCAATTACTCGCTTATTGCCATCTGAATCAATATAAAACTCTTCGAACTGTTTACCACTCATTTTGTGTATTAGCTTTCCTATAATCTCTTCAATACTTCCAGCGTCTGGCATGTGTATTAAGTGCTTATGCCTGTAATGTCTTGAGCAGAACTTTAAACAGTCTAGCAGTACCTCTGTTTTACCACTGGCTGGAAGCCCACTCCAATCTGTGCAGCCTCCTTCTTTGATACTATACAAACTTCCTAGCGTGTTGAATCCTAAGTAGTATGTAACGCCTCCACCAGTATGGTAGTAATCCTTTAGTCGTTCTTTTATTTCTTTTTCCTTTACAATGTCCATAATTTAGCCTTTTTGTTTATGTTCCAAATTTAACCTTTTTACTCTATCTTCCAAAGATTCTTTTATAGGTTCAATAGGTTTTGTATATCTTTCGTTTAAATACTTGAGCGTATTGGTTAATGTAGATTTCCAGTTTTTAATAGGTCTATTGATTCCGTTTCTGTTTATGCTCCAGTCATTATCTAACCATGAATAGTATCTAAGTTTTACATCTTCTGGGCAGACATTAGGCTTTCTTTTTAATGCGTGTTTTAAGTACTCTTCGACACTAGGTACTGAGTCTTTATTTACATTATTATCATTATTAACATTATTGTTAGTTGTTATTCGTTTGTTGTTCGTTTGTTGCTGGTTTGTTAGTTCGCTTGTTAGCAGTTGATATTTTAAATAGTTAACTACTTGAATCTTAGTACCTTGCGAAGTTGAAACGCTTGTTATTTCGTTTGTTGATTTTAGACGTTTTATACTTGTGCGAATTTGTTGTACACTTAGTCCAGTCTGCTGAGATAAAACACTTAAACCAGTAACCAGCTCTCCAGCTTTTATGGTCGTACCTTTGTACTTCCTTTGCTTGTGATTTGCTTTTAATAGTAAATACATAAACAGCCGAAAAGTATTGTGGTCATCAAACCACTCCCATTCTAAAATTTGCCTATGTATTTGGATGTATCCTTTCATTAGTTATAATTTTTAAATTGCTGCTGCAAGTTAATAAAATCTGTATAACTTTGACAATTTAAAAACTGTTGCTCAAAAGTAAACACATTAAAATCCTCTCTTAACCTATCTTCTATTTCTTGGTAATCTGGGTATTGCCTTAAATTATCGTAGTGCTTACGCATGTAGATTGCCCAGTCATGCTTACGCCCAAACATCTTACCAGTTTCTGTAAGATTCAATCCTTCCTCTTTCAGTAAATGACAAATAATAGCCCTAGTATTTACAATCTCTCTTACTCTGTTTGGCTTTTTTAGCTCTTTCCCTTCAATGTACTCTTTGATTTTCTGAATTTTTGTATTCATTTATTTTGATTTTATAGTTAATAATTCTTCTCTCACGTTTTGGAACACTTCATTAAATGTAGCACGTTGCGCTGGTTGTATTGTTTTAGCGATTCTAAGCGACTTTATCTTACTCGCTGGTATAAACACGTTGTCAATATTAGAAGTGTCGTTAGAAGCGTTAAAAAACGCATATATCTTTTTATTGTTATTCATGTCTATGAGTTTTTATGTAATCGTTCGTAATCTCTCATTGAGTCAAACTCCATGTCTTCGTTACATGGCTCTTTCTCTGGTATCGCTCTAGTCTCGTGTTCAATGTCATAAGCTAGGTAATCTGTTAAAGGTAAGTCTTGAATGTACTCGTTACCAATCATCCACAAGTTTGTCTGCTTACATTGTTCAGTACTTGCTATATGCTCGTCATCATCGTTATAGATTTCTACACAGTCATCTTCTTGCTTACCCACTAGCTCAGTACCTTCTGAGTAAAGAACTTCTTTATAAGTTCCGCCTTGAGCTTTCCATATTGTAGCCTCATCAATTGCAGCTGTTGCCTTTACGATTCCGCCTTCGTTTGATAATACAAATATTGTCATAATTTCTAAGTGTTTAAATTTTTAATATATTTTATTGATTGGTTTTTCATGTGTTCAATATCTACCCATTCTAATAATTCAATAGTATTGAAGACAATAGTAAATTCGTTTCCCATTTCATCATCTCCGATTAAAATAGTTTCGTTGTCTGATGTTGTCATAAACGAGTTTACGTCGTGTATTGTTTTTACCATAATTTCTAAGTGTTTAATCTAATTGAATATCTAATTCGTTACACAATTCTAATCCGTACCAATATACAATATTATTTACTAGGATTTCAGCGTTATCAAAATCGGTTTGAACTTCTCCGTAGTTGTCACGTTCAAAGTCTTTGCATATGCTTATACCTTCAAATACATCTATATCGTGTTGTTTTAGCCATTCGGTACAATTATAGTATCCAAGTATGTAGTAATCTTCGTTGAACATATTGAAGTGTGTTACTTCATCAAAATCTTTTGAGCAGTCTTCAATGTAAGTTAGTAGTTCTTTTCTAATTGATTGTTTCATAATTTCTAAGTGTTTAAATGGGGAGCTTTCGCCCCCCTTGTTTTTGTGTTATTGTTATATAAGTTTTATTTTTCCATTCACTAGTCTAAATTCTGTCTTCTTGAATGACCGCATACCTTTAGGAACGTAATAGTCGTGACCTCTGAATGATTTCTTGCATAGTGTAAAATTATCTGACACGTTTTCAACGTGTACTATAAAGCCCCATTCGCAGTAACCTGAGTTTTCTAATGTCTCCAATGCTTCGGTTTCTGTGTCAAAAATTACTCTAATTGATGCATAATCACGCTCCTCAGAGTATTGAAAGTTACTTACGGCAGTCAATATAACCTCACCGTTATTAATGGCGTATTCAGCCTCTTTAATTAGTTGGTCTTTTCTTGAGAGTAAACTCTTACCATCGAATGAATATGAGTCGTCCAACCTTACAATCTGTTCTGCAACAACCTTACTATCTGTTTCTCCAAAATACCAAATTAAATAATCTACATCTTCACAATCTGAAATCTGTAATGCCTCGTATCTTCCGAATTTGAATTGATTATCATTGTAAATGTCATCACGATTTTTAACGCTTGAAAACGAACGTGTCTTACCTCTTAGGTCTTCGTCAACTTCTAAAATAGTCACGCCCATTGATTTGGCTTTTGATATAGCTTTTTCCAAATCAGTAGATAGATTTTGATAATACGTAAACGTTGTTTTTGTACCCGATGCAAAATGCACATCATTTACTGTACGGTACATAGTTTCTTCTGAGACATCCCAAAGAGTATAATACTTGTTAGCGAATCCGATTCTTTTCATAATTTCTAAGTGTTTAAATTTAGTCTATTGTGTGTGATTGAGAAAAATCAAAATCAGTTTCCTCTAACCAATGTTTAAGCACTTCGATTGTTTCGCCTTCATTAATGAAAGATATACTTCCCCAACATTTATTAAGTCTTTTAGGTAAAGACCTCCAACAAGATAAAAAGATATCCTCATTGCCAAAAGGGCGTTGTATTGTACATTTTCTTGTAGTTGTAAACCAACCGAATTCATTTGTTCCTGTAATCGTAAACTCTACTGTCATAATTTCTAAGTGTTTTTGTTTCTACAAATATAAACACAATGTTTATATCTCACAAGTTTTAAACAGTTTTTTTTTATTTTTTTTTTTGATACAAAGAAAAAGCCCCCATTTCTGAGGGCTTAAACAAACAATTAAAAAAACCTAACTAAATTATGAAGTACAAATATATCAATAAAAATGAGTTAATCTAGCTACTTGTCCAAATTCTTTTGAATGTATAAACGCTTCTACTGCTTCCTTGCTAATATATCCGTTTCTATGATGCCATGAATCTGCTGGGCTTGGACTTCTTAGAGTCTCTACTGTGACATTAATAAAGTCCTTACTAGATTTGTGGTGTACATGATGAGTATAGAAGTATCTATGCTCTGCATCTGCCCAATGTTCTTTTGCTTCTACACTCATAAGGCTACCAAGATTGTGCTGCTTTGCTCCATCGCCATGAGTAGTTCCAATTAACGAGTTACCATAGGTTGAGTATTTACGATGAGCTATTGAACAGTCAAAAGTAATATTCTTAGAAGTGTGGAAGTGCGCCTCTATGGTTTGACACAAGAAAAAGCCACTCTGGTAGTCGTGGTTTGAGGGATTGAAAATAAATTCAACATCTGCCACTTGCATAAGCATTTCTAATATGTCTATGTATAGCTTCTTAGCCGTTAGAAACATATCGTACCACATTCCAGAAGTATCTTGAGGTGTTCCGCTGGTTGTGGTTCGTCTAGGTGTGTCGGTGTGTAGTATATCATTACCACCGATAAACATGATTTTATCAATGTTGAATCCGTTAGACTTATCTAATAAACCCTCTACACCTTCAATCACTCTCTTTACTGCTATGTTTTGATTGTAGTCTGTTCCAGTTTCATAAGCTGTGCAGAGTTTACCGATATGGATATCTGCTGGGTCTATGATTAATAGGTGTCCATCTTTAGACTTTTTACGTTTTATAGTTGGGTATTTAGGTGCATAGTCTCTGAACTCTTCTAGTAGTTCATCACGCATCTTCTCGATACCAATCTGCTCTGGAGTTTTGTAGTTAGGATTCTTAAAGTATAGACTAGCATCTTCTGATTTAATCCAGCCACTTTTGACGCTGTCAACATCTAGACCAGCAGCTTCTGCCTCGTCTTTGATTCTTCTAAATTGCTCAAGTACTTTAACTTCATCTTCTCTGAGTCTGTAACGTCTTGAGCTTTTACTGCTTTCTTCAGCTCTTTCGTGAGCTGGTTTGTTAGTTCTTTTGTCTCGTTTTTTCATATAGATAAATTAAGATAATTCCCAGCAATATAAGAATAATAATTAACTTGTTCCATAACTTGCTGTCTGCCTTTGCTATATGCTTTGCAGTTTTCTTATCTTGAAGCTCTAGTTTATACTCTCTTTTGTCTTCTGTTTTCTGCTTTCTGTATTCTCTTCGTTTGTCTTTACGAGTAATATAACGAACCTCTCCTTCTTTAGTTATTACCTTCTCAATAATCTTAGTAATCTCTATGTACACAGTATCATTCTGTATGTAATTACTATCTACTACTGTATTGGTTTGTATAGTGTCGCTTGTTTCTGTGAATGTCGCACCCTTTTTAATAGCTTTGTTAGTGTGTTTCTTAGCCTTGTTTATATGGTACTGAGGAGTACACGAAGCTAGTAGCATCGTTACAATTAGAATGTATCTCATAGCTGTTATTTTGGTGCGTATTCCTTAGAGAACGCCTCTAGTCTTCTTAGCCACCCTCTCAAAAAGCGTTGGTTGTTAGTGTACCTTTGTCTAGCTGTTTGGCTTTTGGCGTTTCTAGGAGTAGCAATGTAGTGAAAAAACAAACGTCTAGCCTCTACGCATTTTGCAAATAGTTCCTTTTCATCTGCTTCGTTGATTGCTGCTAGTGTATTCTTTCCTATGATTCCATCTCTAGTAACTCCTAGTACTCTCTGCATCTGACGGATTGCAGTTTTTGCTCCAGAACCCCAAGCCCAAGATACCAAACAGTCTGCAATGCTTTGGTGTTCTATATCGTCTCCTTTTACAGCATCCCAGTATTTAGACTTGAAGATTAAACCCCAGTCTTCATGATTCATTTCTAAGAATCTTTCTACCTCATCTTTGCCGAATACTCCTACCCAAGCCTTA